TTTAGTGCTAGTTACTCTTGCAGGTAGATTGCCAGTATTAGAAGTCACCCAAACCGGATAGTAATCGGCATTGGTGCTAGTGTCATCCGTTACGCCGAAGTTGGTGGCATTTGTTGCCGTAGTAGTGCTAGCCGCACTACCCGTAATCGAAATGCCCCAAGTCCCCGACGCATTAGTTCCCGTAGTACTAGGCGCGCCAATAGTGTTGTAAGACACCGTGACCGCCGACGAACCGTCAAATGTGGCGCCAGAAGCCGCGCCGCTTCCTGAACTGTTAAAAGTTAACGGGTTAACAACAGAATTAGCTTGGTTAACTAAGTATTGCGGTGTGCTTTGTAGTGCTTCGATCTGTTTTTGCAGCTCCGCAATCTGTTCAGTTGCCGACTCTTGAGTTGGCTGAATTTTAGCCGTTTCAACATCAATAACAATGTCAATGATGTCTTCTTGCTGCGGTGAAGGTGGCCCTAGCTGAAGATCAACTAATGAGGTCTGGTTAGTTCCGCTACCCGTTAACGTAAAGAGGTTAAGAAAAAACCTATACCACTCCCGCGAAATCAGCCCCGTGCGCTCATCAATAAGCGGAACACGCGGTGGCGTGATGTTAGTGGTGTTGTTCGGGCTAGTCATGGGCCGCGTTAGGCATTGGTCGGACTAAGCAATAGCTCAGCGCCCATGATCGCTGTCTTAACCGGGTCGGTCATCGACAACTCGTACACCCGGTCGCGCAACTTTAACGTCATGCCCAACCGACGCCAGAACACCCGGCGGTAATACTCGCCGATCTTTCCAATCTTAGCGGTGTGGTAGTTAGACCAAGTGTGACCACCATCGTCCGACCAGCGCAACATAACCTCGGGGTCGCTGCCTTGACCCACGTTCAGTCCAACACCCGACTCCACGTCAAGCTGCAAGCTGTGGTGCGCGGTACGCTTTAGGTTGTTTTGGCCGGTTGGCAGCGCCCGCCACGACCGCAGCCATTTCTGGATCTGACCGTTGTCGCTGTAGTCGTCCAGATCAAACGCGTAAATGTTGCCGTTTTCAAAATCACCCACAATAACTTCGCTGTTAAACGCCATCTGGCAATTGCTGCGGTGCCGCGTAAACGATCCATTCGACCAGCCAGCGCGCTCATGCCAGGCTTGCGTGGCCGCATCGTAAACCCAAGTTGTGTTGGCGGTAGGAAAGATCAGCACATAGAAGCTGTGACCGTCCTGCTGGTAAGTGTAGCCAATCGCATCAGACAGGTTGCCGTATTGCTGAATTTGCCATTCGATGGCGTGGGTAGACACACGCACGCCCGTGTAGCCGTTGGCGCGGTACACGATGCCCCGCCCACGGGCATCAGCGCCTAGCCAAAAAAGGCTGTTGTCGAGCTTTGCGACCGAATAGGGCGCAACGCAACCGATCTCGTTAAACGCGCCTTGGATACGCTGCAGCGGAAACGCCACGTTGCCTGCGTCGTACCAAACTTCAACAGAGTTAGTGCCAAATAACCAAGCCTCGCGGTGATCGACGATCAGCGACACCAAACCGTCGGGCGAACCCTCGGCGCTGGCAAAGTCCAACGGGTCAACGGACAAACCGTCAAGCAGACTGGTTACCCAGACCTTTTGGCTGTTAGGCTCATTAAAAACAAAATAGCCGTCCAGAAAACCAACAGTTACCGCGCCCGGAAAGTCTGGGTCGGTAATCTGCTGAAACACGTTAGTGGTGGCGTTGTAGATGTAGCTTGGGCCGTTGGCGGCAACAAACAGCTGCGTGCCGTTGTCTGACATCGATACTGGGCCAGTGCCTATTACCGTGCCTAGCAACGTGCTGGTGTAATTGCTATCAATTTTGTATAGACTGTTGCCCGACACTGCGTAGCCGTAGCCGCCGTACGACCACAGCCCGCGAATCGGCCCCAAGCCTACGGCTGCCAGCAGTCGCAAGCCTGGCGCGCGCATTAGAAAAGCAGGCTCTTTGCCGCCTTCCGGGACAATCTCTGGAAACATATTGACCATACGCGCGTCCGCAGCGTTGACGCTGCGAGCGACGTAAGTCGATCCAAGAATCGGCGTCTTCACGGTTTAATAGTTACCGGCGTAGATGTTAAACCGCTGACGAGTCGCAACCAACGAGTAAGGCATCGACATGATGTCGTCAGGATTGTTGATCCGCTTCAGGTTGCGCTTAGACGTCATTGCAATCCGAACAACTTGCGGCGACGGCTCGACGCCAAACTCTGGCGCAAACTCCATAGCCAAGTTGTACACAAACGCGCGCAGGTAACCCGGCGGGAAATGTAACTGCGTAGCAAGATTAGCCGGTTGGGTCAGCTGCTGCACCGACACAAAGTGCCACTCCAAAACACGCGTTGGCTTGGGGTAGATCGTCATGGTAATGTCTGGGAACGTGTTGTTCACAAACATAACCTGCGGGTAGGTGCTGGTCACCGTCTTAACCGCAATCCCGTTGTATTGCTGCTGGTTGATTAGCTTGATGCCGTACGAGACATTTGTCTGCGGGTCACGGAAATACGTTGCGTCGTCAATCAGAACAGGGCGGTTGCCAACAAAATTGCCGGTAGGCCCAAGCGTGCGGGTAATCTCGTCAGCTGGCCACAAAAACACCTGGTCTTCGGTACAAAACACGGCTAAACGCTCGGTGTTCCACGAATCAATCATTTGATTCAAAGCTGTCAAACCGTCTTGCATTACTGACGCCGAAGACGTCTCGCCTTCAGCCAATACGCCAAGCAATCGCAACGCCCGGTTGATTTGATCGCCAGCAGTAGTGGCCATATCCGCTCCTTTAAGCTGCCGCCTCTACGGAAGGGCGGCCACGACGACGTTTAACTTCCAGTTCATTGGCTGGCGCCGCCGCTTCAGAAGCTGAAGGCGTGTCGGGATTATAGCGTTCCCAACCATTTTGCTCATCAAATTCAGCCTCCATTTCCATGTTGGCGATTTTGAAGCCGTGAACGGGATGCTGTAGATAAATAATAGGCATAGGATAGGCGGGGCCGAAGCCCCGTTTAATTATGACGTGCAGTGAATAATGGCAAAATTAATAACTACTGCTTCAGACAATGTCCCACCTGAAATATTACGCAAAGTAATGCTGACAGAACCAGCGGTAAGCGAATTAGCAAATACATTGTATGAGCCAGGGGTTGCTTGCCCACCAGAAATAGTCAAAATTACCGCATCGTTTGCGCCAATTATTGAATTGTTTAGCGTAAAAGTTGCGTTAGTTGCGGTTGTTAATGAAGCGTTATTCATTGTGATGCGGCCAGCAGATTTGTTCAACGTAACGGCTGTTGATTTGCTGGTAAGTTGCGTTACTGCACCTTGCGCGGCGGCGGCGTACCCAAGTTCTTCACTTGCGTAGCAAGTCGTAAACTCAGGATCGCTATACGCCACGCCTATTGCTTGGGTATTAGACATGATTTATCCTCTAAAAACGGGGGCCGAAGCCCCCGCAGATTTACTTCAGAAATGCTGAATAAGCAGCATCGCCAGTGCGAACAAACATGTAAGTGTGTGCGCCAAAACGTGGGACAGTAACAGAACCGAAGATCGTAATGCCTGTGCCAGTGGTAACTGGAACAGTAGATGACGAGCCGGTGTTGTTGTTGTTGCAGATTGTTAACTCAAACGACGAACCTACTTTAGCGCTAGGAACAGCCGCGTCCAGCAGAGTAGCCGTAGGAAGAGTGACGGTCAGCGTTGCGTCGCTACCTTTGTTGCACACAACTAGGCCAGCAGCTACTTGAGCGCCGGTCAGGGTAGTGTCGCCGGTCAAAGTTGTAGGGATAGATTGCGCGCCAAGAATTGCCTCACCCAAATTGCCATCGCCGAGCTGATAGCCGCCTGCGCCGTTAGGAAGTGCCATGATAATTTCCTTTCAAATAAAGTCGTTAATGGGGGCCGAAGCCCCCACCAGTGCTTAGCCCCAGATGCGGCAAGCCATTTGCGGACGGATAGTGCTAAAGCCGTACAGAACGTCAATACGGCAAGGCAGACGGTCGTTGTTGATGTCGTACTGACGAACAATACGCATCGAGATACCGTTGTGGACTTGGCGAGAAGCCATATCCACGCCTTGAGGCATCAACAGATCGGCGGTAGCAAAAGTGATCGCGTCCTTGTGGTAGACCAAGTTTTGAGCATACTGGCCAGTTGCGTTACCCAGCATGGTGACGGCCGCACTTGCCGCAGGCAACGAAGTAACGGTTGCCAGTGCTTGGGTTGCTGAGAACAGCGCAGGGCTGATCGACAGGGTTGCTGTGGAGCTACCAGTTGCAGCGGCAGTTACGGTGAACTGCTGCAGCGAGCCGGTGGACTCACGAGTCTGCGGGTTGACGGCGAACACGCCAGCGATGGTAAACACGTCGCCCACGTTCCAAGTCTTCGACGAGCCAGTGAAGCTAATTGGCAGAGTCGACTGACCTTCGGTAGTGACAGTCGAAGTCACGGTGATGGAAGTGCCCCAATCGCCGTTGGTGTGCTGCTTGATCGACTGAGACATGTTGACTTCGTCGAAGCCCAACACGCCCATGCCCATCATGCCGTTCTTGAACTGGCGGCTGATGGTGTCGGTCGGGTTGAACAGACCTTTCATGCCTTCGACCAGACCAGCGTTAGCGGCTGGGTTGACGGTGGCATACCGTGGTGCCATCACAGCAGCGTTTTCGTTCAGCTTCTGCTGAGCTTGCAACAGAACGAGCGAAGTCGATGGAGTGCTGCCTGGGGTGCCAACCGAGTTGAACACGTTCTTGTACGCATTCGCAACGTCAGCGTCGATGGAAGACGCAAGCTGCGAAATACGAGGCTTTAGAACACGCTCTGCAAAGTCATCCAACTGCATGGTGAGTTCGGCAGAGGTAAAGTTCACGCCGATGTGCTTCTGCGAAGCAACGGTCAAAGTGGTGAACTGTTCGTTGTCGTCCTGAACTTGCAGGGCGGCACCGTCGGTTACCAACGCGCGATCTGGTAAACGGATACGCAGGGTGGAACCAATTTTTGCGCCTTCAACGGCGAAAGAATCGTCGTATTGACGATTGACGTTACGAGTGATCACCAGGTTGTTCTCGAGGATCTCGAGCGCTTTGCGGGTGATCATGTCAATGGTAAGAATCGAGTTTGCCATGATAATCCTTCAAAAAAATTAGCGGTTACGTTGAGCTTCCAACTTCCGAATCTGGCGCTGGCGCTCCGCTTCGATCCATTCCGACGTTGTCATGTTCTTAATAGAACGTGGGTCGGTCGTATCGTAAGACGGTGCTCCAGTGCCACGGCCACTAATGGGCGCGATCGGCGGCGGGGCGCTTGTCGTTTTCTTGACCGGCGGATTGTCGCTTAACTTAGCTTCAATTTTGCCAATCTCTTTGGCTTGTAGATACGGCGACAGACGAGAAATACGATCAGCTTCTTTCGGATTGGTGCCAAGGTAATACGCTAAATCTGGCCCAACATCCGACGCTTGGATTGTCTCAGCCATCACGGTCGTGATCGGTAGGTTCGGGTTGTACGCGACTTGTTCAAAGTCTTCGTACTTGCCTCTAGCCTCTTCCTCACGGTCGTGGTAAGCCTCAAGCGTATCCATACGAGCGCGGTCAGCTTCTCGTTTAGCAAGCAACTCTTCTGCCTTTTGAGCAGCCAACGCTTCCGCGTACTGATCAACCGACTCAAATTGCTCTAACGAAGGAGCTGGCGCGGGCGGTGCAGTCTCCTGCTGTCGCCGAGCTTGTTCTCTTTCCCACTTACGCTGT